ATACGTTGAGCGTTCGCGCCAATTGGGGCACGGACGCCGCTGTGGATGGATCAGGCTCGTCGCCTACCGATCCGTTCGCCGACATCTCCAAAGAGCAGACCGACAGTGGCCGGAACCTAACCTTGGCTTCGACCAAGGAGCAGTTCGAGCGAGGCTTCTCCCGCCTCAACCGCTGGGCTGTTCGACTCGACGGCGCGGGCATCAAGTGCCCACTCCGGGAAGCTGGGGAATGCCATTGTTCCGCCTGCCCGATCTCGCAGGCCCACGAACCCGAGGGCGAGCGATATTCGCTCTGCCGTCAGGGCGTGGAGGAGGAGCGGATGGTCATGTTGGCGAGGGTCGCCGGGCACCACCCCGAGATGATCCCTGCCGGTGGCGTCTGACGGAAGCAAGGGTCCGAAGCCGTGGACCCGCAGGCAGGCCGGAACGGTCTTCTTGCGGGTTCCGGCCGACGACTGGCTGGACATCAAGCTCGGGTTCAAAACCGAGTTCCGAGGTCAGCCCGGGAACGTGTCCGGGCTCAAGTGGGTCGATCCTCCGACGCCCGTTGTAGGATGGGCCTACAGCAAGACGCGCGGATACGAGTCGGCGCTGCTGGTCCTCGAAGACCGATTCCAGGAGGAGCTGATGGCGGTGAGCGACGAGAGCTTGGCCCGGGAAGGGCATGAGTCCGTGGCGCACTTCCGCAGCTACATGGTCCGGCGCGAAGGCCGCAGGTTCAGGCCGATGAAAATGGTGACCGCCTACCGCGTCCGACCGTGGAAGCCGGATGACGAGCGTACGTTCGCCGACCGCCTCCTGGAGAGGCTCTTCGGTGACTTCCTCCCGAGCAGCAACGGCTGACGAGCGCGCGGCCAAAGAAGCCTTTCAGCTAGCCGCCTGGGGTCAGCGCGCGTGTGCCGTCAGCCGCGACGGCCGCGACTGGGATCCGGCGATCGGCAAGAACTGGGAAGCGCACCACGTCATCGAGAAACGGGAGCTGAAGGCGCGCGGGCTCGCGCATCTCCTCTGGGACGAGCGCAACGCCCTGCGGGTGCGGCCCGACATCCACCGTCGCCACACCAACCGGATGGAGCCGATCCCACTTCGCTGCCTGAAGCAGGACAACATCGACTTCGCGTTCGAGGTCATGGGGGCCAGCGCGAAAGAGCACCTGGAGCGCTTGTACCCCGGCGCCGACGCTAGAGTCCAACGGGCGTTCGAGGTTTACGAGGCCCGACGCAAACTCGCGCTCAGAAAGATCGATCCCGATGTCAATCACATCCCCTGAAGTCGGCAAACCCAGCTACGAGGTAGACCTGCCCGCTGGCGGCAAACTCCATCTGCTCTCGGCCGAGGAGGTCGACATGTGGAACGAGGGGATGAAAAGCTACAAGGCTGACTATGGCCTGAACAAAACGAACGACCTGGTCATGCTCGGCGCACTGCTCACCCAGCAGCTCGCACTCTTCCGAGCCCAGCAGCGGATCAACGGGATGGTCCCGAAGCTGAACGCGAGCAACGTGCCGACCGGCGAATACGAACTGGTCACTCTGAAGGCGAGCGAGCTGGCGGCGGCCCAGGAGACGGTGCGGAAAGCGTCGTCCGAGATCCGCAAAATCGAAGAAGGCCTGTCGATCGACAAAAAGACGCGCGAGCAGGGCGGCACCCAGACCGTCCAGCAGTACGTCACCACCTTGAAGCTCGCGGCGAACAACTATGGCGTCCACATCTCGAAACGGACCAAAGAGTATGAAAAATTCGCGATGGCCCTGCGGACCAAACTGCGGATCCTCAAAAACGCCGACGCCGAGGACAAAGCCTATGAGGAAATCAGCGAGGAGAAGGTGCTGGAGTGGGCGCGCCAGCAGCTCGCGCATCTCGAACAGATCGACAAGGACTTCGCCAACGAGGTAGGAAAGCTAGTCGTCGGGAAGCTCTGATGGCCGTCGCGAATTCACTCGTTCAGATCCAGGGCCATGATCCGAGTGTCGACGGGCCTTACTGGGCCGAAGAGGGGTGGGTGATCGACGATGACGATCTGCTCCTCCTCGCGATGCTCGCCGACCCGGTCTTCGGCCCCGAGCTGACCTGGCGCGAACCGGCCAACCATGAATATGGCGGTTGCTACAGGGTCCGCGACTACCAGTACCCACTCTTCAGGATCGAAAATAACTACCAAGGCGCGGCCTGCGCACGTTCGGTAGGCAAGACCGAGTCGATCAAGGCGCGCGCGTTCTCACACACCTTCAAACGGGTCGGCGAGAACATGCTGATCTCGGCGCCCGAGCTGATCCACCTTCTGCCGCTCACCGAAGCGATCGAGGACCGCATCCTCGACACCAGGATCAGCCGCGACTTCCTCGACACGCGCGGCGGGAAAACCGGACTCACCCACCGACCGTTCGGTGCCGAGTTCTATGACGGGACCCGGCTGGTCGGGCGCATCCCGAAGATCACCGGTACCGGCGTCAAGGGTCAGCATCAGCCGGACATGGTCATCGACGAGGCTCAGGACTATCCCGAGAAAGGGTGGATCGAGATCCATGAGACGGTCGAAAAGGACCACGTCGACAAGGAAGGCAATCCCGACTTCAGTTACCTCTTCTACGGTGTGCATTCCGGCGCCCGCGATTCAGGCTTCTACAAATCGGTCAACGAGGGCGCGTTCGACATCGTCACCATCACGGCGATCCAGCGCCCGAAGTGGGGCAAGGCCGAGAAGGACGCGGCCAAGGCACGGTACGGCGGCACCCAAAACCCTGACTACCGTCGCAACATCTACGGCGAGCCCGGCTCTGCCGCGTCGGCCTACTTCGTCACCGCACGGCTCATGGCCTGCGTGGACCAGGGACCTCCCAACGGGATGCCCCACGACTCGAAGTACAACACCGAGGAATATGTCAAGCAGATCCTCCGGGCCGAGGAGGTAGACGAACTAGAGCTGCCGATGACCGAGGTACTCGACCTTCCCGAGCAGTACGGCCAAATCTTCATGGGCGCCGACCTCGGACTGACCGAGTCCCCTACCGTCATCGGCGTCTTCAGCCTGGAGAAAGTGAAAAACGTCGAACGGCTGAAACTGATCCGGCTCTACGAGTTGTACCGCTTCCGCACGAAGCAGATCCGCGCCGTCTTCAGTGCGCTCGGGTTCCACTTCGGCAAAGACCTGAAAGCGTTCGGCATCGACATCACCGGGCTCGGCTTCCCGATCTGGCAGGAAATGCAGGACGACGAGTCGGTGCCGAAACACCTGATGGACGTGACCCGAGGCTACTTCTTCAACGCCAAGGTGCCGGTGAACGTCGACAAAGAGCACGTCACCGAAGACAGCCAGGGCCGTCTGCGTGACCAGTACGGTGCGACGGTCGAGCGCGTGGTCGACGAATGGGGCCAGGAGAGCCTGGTCACGATGATGCCGATGATCGAGGCCAGCACCCGCTACCTTCGCGAGATGGTCGACTCGGGCTTCCTGATGCTGCCGTTCGACAAAGAGATCACCACCGACATGCAGGGTGAGACTCAGCAGCGTGTGCGCGGGCTCGCCGATCGCAAACGCAAGCCGAACGCCTTCCACATCCTCGACTCCTTCAGGGGGATGGCGATGGGCTACAAGGCGGGCGAAGTCGAGGAAGCCCTGGAGGTAAACGCTCCTGCCCCCGTCCTCGACTTCGCCCTCTAGCGGGAGAGCGGAAGGCGGCGACGCCCAGCCCCCAGTTCAGACTGGAACGCCGCCTCGATCCCCTACCCCGCTACTGGGAGCGTTGTGTATCCGGGCGGACGGATCGCTTCCTTTGCGCCGGGGCCGAGCCCCTAGGGTGAGTCGCCCGCTGGCGGCCCTACCCGACCCCGACTAGAGGGCTCAAGCACGACCCCTCTGTCGCATGATGCTACAGTGTTCGGCAGGACGATACCTGTCAGCGACTTACGACTATCTCCCCGCTTGCGCTGGATGCGGTGTGGGCTCTGGTCGGAAATGCCTGTGAGGCCCAGCGTTGTCCAATATCCAGGGTGTTGCGAGTGAGTCCTTGCCTGAGCCGCCCTGTTGCAGGACCGTCGAGGAGGCATCCGACGCGGACACCGCAGCGGGGCGGCCAGCTTTCTGTAGGGTGACGCGACAATGCCGACGCTCGACGAAATCCGTTCGAACCTCGCTGTCGCCGCCGCACTCCGTGTGCCGCCGCTCTACGACGAGTCGATCCCGCCCGACGAGCGCGTCGACCCCGCCAAGCCCGAACGCCTCGATGCTCAGACGCGCGTCGAAAGCTACGAGGACCACATGACGAAGTCGGCGATCTACCGGGGCGAGCTGGAGGAGAACCTGCTCACCGTGCAGGCCTCGATCAAAGACCTGGAGGACGAGTGGTCCCAGGTCGAGGGCTGGCAGACGCTGGTCGACCCGAAGGACAACACCAAGCGCGCCGTCGTCGAGGCCAAACGGAAGCTCGCGCCGCTGCTCTACGAAGGCATCCGCGAGGGCAAGTGGCTGGCCGACAAGCTGCGGACCCAGGTCCGGCGCCTGGAACAGGACGAAAGCACCGTGAGCCGTCTCTACTCGATGCTGACGGGCTCCTGAGTCGGTAGTCAGCCCGACGCGCCTATCGCTCCCTGAGCGCGCCGGGCCTGCCGAGACAGCGTCGCCAGGGGTCCGGGCCTGAAAGCCTGGCCTGAGCGACCCGGCGACCCGATGGATTCTAGCTAGGCCGCCCCGAAGTCGACGCCGCGAAATAAGAGGCCCGATCCGGTGAATAGCCGACGCCCGTCGTACATTAAGCCCCGTGAGCGAGATGACTACGAGCGGCCTCGTCGTCCCGGAGGGGTTCGGCGCCGCCACCGAGGGACGCGGCCCACTCGGCGGGACAGCGGTCAGCCACGGGTTCGCTCGCGGCGGCCCCGTGGAGGAGTGGACGCCGTCGATCGACGGCACCGCGATGATCGTCAACGAGAGCGGCCTGCCCGACGACGCGGTCATGGGCGCCGCCCGCGACTACTTCGTCGAGAACGCGTCGATGGCCTGGGGCCAGCCGACCAACTTCCAGCTCTACAACCAGACCCAGGGCTCGATGCTCGCGCGCTCGGACTACAAAACGCCGACGACGCCCTCGGCCGAAATCGAACTCGCGCGCAACATGTTCGAGTACGACGACGATGTCGCCTCGGTCGGCCGCGAGCTGATCGCCCTCGCCTTCGGTGAAGGCATGGAGCACTCACACGCCGACGAGCGTTCGCTCGCGATCTTCAACTCGATCGGCCAGAAAGCGAACCTCGATCACGCGCTCAAGGAGATGTACCGCGAGTACCTGATCGCCAGTCAGTTCACCACGGGGATGTTGTTCACCCGGCAGGAAATCGAATTCATGCCGCGCGGCGCCAGGGAGGCTGCGGAAACGAACATCACGGCCCCGGTCATCGGCGTCTTCCACAGCGAGCACATCCGTGTGCTCGGCAACGACATGTTCAACACCGGGGTACTGGCCTACAACCCGCCAGAGAACCGCCTGCGGGAATGGCTCGACGAGTATTTCGGCAACGCGACGACCCCGGCGCGCAAAGCGGAAATGGGCCGCGAAGACCGCGCCACCGCGAACCTCTTCACCGGAGTCGTCGAGCCACAGGAAGTCGAACGCTCGAACTACTGGGAAGGCGGCAACATCTGGGGTCACACCGGCCGCTGGTACCTGCTGAACCCGAGGCTCTGTTTCCGCACCACGATGCCGAAGGGAACCTGGCGTCAGCCGAAACCACTCCTCACTGCCAACTTCGGCCTGCTGGAGGCCAAGCGCCTCCTGAACATCATGGACTACGCACTGCTCCAGGGCGGCGCCAACTTCGTCGTCGTCGCCAAGAAGGGCACCGACCAGCGCCCCGCGCAACCTGCCGAGGTCGAAAACCTGGTGAACGTGGTGAGGACCGCGAGCAAAACCGGGATGATCGTCGGCGACCACCGGCTCAGCTTCGAAGTCATCACCCCGAAACTCGACGAGCTGCTGAACGCCAGCAAGCGCCGCCTCCTCGGCCGCAAGATCGCGATGAGGATGATGGGGATCGCCGAGCGCGCCGAGGAATCGGCATCCAACGGTGAGCAGTCCGACACCGAGGTCGTCTCGCGTGTGGTGATGTCCGACCGGAGTGACATCCGGCGCCACGTCGAAAACAACATCTATCCCGAGGTAGTGAAACGGAACCGCACGGTCCTGTCGAAAGGCCCGGCCAAACTCTGGTTCCCGAAAATCATCCTCCAGGGGCTCAACTACTTCACCGAACTGGTCCTCAAGCTGCGGGACCGTGGCGACATCGCGCGCTCCACCGCCGTCGCCGCCGCCGGGTTCGACTGGGAAACCGAGGTCGCCAAACGCAAACAGGAGGTCGCGTCCGGCGATGACGAACTGATGGCGCCCGCGTCGGTCCCGCACAGCTCCGAAGAAGCCGGGCCGCAGGACAACAACGAAGGCCGACCCAAAGGCTCGAAGGACGGCAACAAACCGGACCCGGCCGCGCCGAAAGTCACCGTCACCAAAACCAAAGGCGAGACGATCAAAGCGTGGTGGGACAACGACCGCGAAGACATCATCCGCATCGGCGAGATCACCTACTCGATCCTTGAGGAGTACGCCGACACCAAAGACGACAACGAGGGCTTCCGCGTGTCGGGGCTGGAGCGCGAAGCGATCGAAGCCGGTGAGGTCATGGCGCGCGGCGGCAAATCCGTCGTCCCGGTGAACCAGGGCGTCGTCGTCAGCGGCCAGCTCAGGGTCGTCAAACTTCGCGACGGGCTGCGGATGATCGTCGGGTACACGCGCGACGAGGCGGCGATCGTCGCCGTCGCCCTCAGCTTCTCGGAGCCCGAGTTCGAGGCCAAAAGCATCGAGCAGCGCGTCGGCCGCTGGGGCTATGGCGTCCCCGCGCTTCCCGAGGCCGCCCCGGCGCCCGAGGAGACGGCTGTGGTGCCGTCAGGCGGTGGCGTGTCGCTCCACATCGGCGACGGCGCCCGCGTCCTCATCAGGGACGCCGACAACAACGTCGTGGGCTCCAAACCGGTCGACCCCGAGGACGATTGATGTTCACCCCGGAAGGGTGGGAGTGGCTCTCGCGCTGGGTTGCCGGTGAGGTCGGCAACGGCGGCTGGATCGTCGTCGCCGGTGAAGGCAAATCGGCGGCGGCGCCCGCCCGGGAAGTCGCGGTCGAGGATCGTGGCGACGACTCCTATCGCCTGACGTGCGTCGCGACTTTCGCTGAAGACGACGCGAACTTCACCTGGGAGAAACGGCTGGTGAAACTTCCTGACGGCACCGTGATCGACCGTGTCGAAGAAGACCTCGGGCGCAAGGCTCAGGGCGCCGAGTGGGACATCGCGGTGCAGATCGACTTCGGACCGTGACGATCGCCGCCGACATCGAAGAAGTGACCACCGAGGACGTGGCGCCGACCGCGAGCCCCTACCGAATCAGCGCGAAGGCCGGGAAGGACACGCTGACCTTCAAGGTGAATGTGACGGCGACGGGCGCGATGCGCGCGATCCGGGCTCGCTTCAAGCCGCTGAACCGTAACAGCGGCAAGCTCCTCTACAGCCGAGGGATGGTGTGCGGCTCGGGTGATCGCTGCGGCTCGCCGGTCGCCAAGTCGCTCGCGCACTCCTCGCCGTTCCTGACCGGCACCATCACGATCAAAGAGTCCGAAGTCAACACCGAACCGGACGGCGAATACGAGGTCGACGCGTGGGCGATGGAAGCCGGGTCGTGGAGTAGCTGATGCCCTGGAAAAACAACAAATGGGTCGACGATGACGGTTCGCTCACGGTGGGGACGCCGTTCGATGCCGAACACATGAACAACGTCGAAATCGGCATCGCCGAAAACCACGACGGCGTCGCGGCGGCGAGCGGGGTCGCAGGTTCCGCGCTGACCAACGCGGCCTCCGGCGTCACCGCCGCAGGCTCGGCGCTGGTGACCGCTCAGCAGGCCAACGCGCGAGCTGCGAGCGGCGTCACGGCGGCCGGGAGCGCGCTGGTCACCGGACAGGGAGCGGGAGTGCTTGCGGGGTCGGCTCTCTTCACCGGTCAGCAGGCCAACGTCGCGGCGGGCTCGGCGCTGTTCACCGGCCAGAAAGCCAACGCTCTTGCCGCCAGCGGCGTCGCGGCGGCGGGCTCCGGGGTTACCGGCGTCACGAACCTCTTCAACAAGCTCGCGACGGCGGGCGAGGGCGTGGTGCTACACGGTAGCAATCCGAACCTTCAACGCCCGTTTGGATTTGACTCGGTCATCTGGGTAGGGACGGTGGAACCGGTGAATGCCGCCGAACTGGATCCCTGGATCAACCCGGAAGACTTCGGCATCAATTCCACCACCTTCGTACCGGCGTGTCAGGTGTATAAAGCGACGGGACAGTCAATCCCCCTCGGTGTCTTCGGTGAACTCCTCTTCGACACGGAGCGGTATGACAACGCCGGGATGCACTCTACCTCCAGCAACACGGGGCGCCTCGTCGCGCCGAAAACCGGCATATACCTAGCGAGCCTGCATGTGGGTATAGGAACCAGTCTTAGCAACGGCATCCAAGAGGTCATTATGGCCAAGAACGGCGGCAACTGGTCTGGGGACCGTGCGGGCATGGAGCCAAACGGTGAAGCCCAGTTCGTCTACACCGAAACGATCTTTCTGGAAGCCGGCGATTACATCACCTTCCTTCTGTACAACAACGCCGCCTCCGCAAAAACCACTACCAGCGTTGGGGCGAGCGGCGCACAGGAAGCCTCGCTTACCTGGCTCGGCACCGGTACCCCGTCGCTCACTCCTGTCGATTGGGGGCTCGTAACCGAACTACCGGGCGGGGCTGGCGTGGGTGATAAGTGCCAGCTCAAAGTTCGAGAGAACGAATCCTCTCCCTGGAAGGTTTGGAACTGTGTGAAAGTCGAAGCTTCCGGTACTCGCCCGTGGGCCGCACACGGACCGCCGCTCTACGTTCCACTCACCAGCGAACCGGAAGTAACTTCGGCCACGCCTGTCACCGCAATCGAAATCGCGGCCCCGGTCGCGATGGAAGCTGACATCGAGTTTGGTGCGTCCCTGGTTTCCGTGAGAGAAGCGGCCCTCTCGGCGGGGCGAATGGCGATCTACAAAGGCGCGACCGAAATCGAGTGGGAGGCGATGGGCGGGTCTTCGACCTTCGACGGCGGCCCCATGGGTCGGCCTACTCGCACCACCCTCGCAAAAGGTGAAGCTGCCCTGCTGAAATATAGAGCGGAAGTAGAAGGCAAAAAAGTAAGGTTCACGCGCATGTTCATGTCACTCAGTCCCGTGAGGGTCGGATAAATGATCCGTCTTGGTGGTGACATCGCAGGCGTCCTCGCGCGACTGGGCGAAAAAACCCTGGGAATGGTCGAAGGCGTCCCCATGCTTTTGAAAACGCTGGCCAGTCCATCTTCAACATGATCGCGAATTTATCCAACGCGAAAAAAGAAGGGCTTGTTCAGCTCATCGCCGCGAATGGAAAAAACGCACTAACGACTCTCCAGATCCTTTCGAGCGAAGAAGTGATGCGAATCACGGCGGTCGCGACGGGCCATGGTTCCCGCACGATCATCGACTTCCTCACCGGCCAGTCCTCCTTCATGCAGCGGTTCAGCGGTGGTGCGAGCGCCTTCTCCTTCAACAGGATCAACTTCGGTGTGGGGGAAATCGAATATCCCGGTACCGCCGCATCGGTCACCATCTCTCCTGTTGCACATGGACTGGGAACGACGCCTAAAGTTGTGGTCGCCTTCGATATCCAGGAACCATCTGCGGGCGTCGGATGGCTCGTCTATACCACCTGGGCGTTTACCGAAACTGGGTTTGCGGTCAAGGGCCGCACCCTGGATGGTGGCGTGATCGGCCCGGGTAAAGTTCCCTATGCCTGGATCGCGATTGCGTGACTGCCAGTTTCCGCCTCACCCTCGATACCGTCACGCATGTCGCGGCGGCGATCAACGGCGGCAAAGGGACGACCGAAAAACCCACGGTGACGCTCGAACTCGCGCTCGACCCTGACGCGGCGCTGGTGAAAATCTGGGGGGACATCAATCCCCTCGACCCGATGAACGCCGGGATGGGGACGACCGAGGAATCGGCCGAATGGCTGAGCGCCACCGCCGACTGGCTGATCGCCCTCACCACCAACCCGGGCGGCAAGGAACTCCACGTCGCCACGCGCGACGACGTTGACAACGAAGCGCGGGCCTCGGCCTCGATCAACCTCGTCACCGAAGAAACGGTGCCTCCGGTCGAACCGGAACCCACCCACCCCGGACCGCTCCCGGCGACCGGTGGCCCGGAGGTCGTGCCCGAGCCCACCGAACGCCGCCGCGTCGTCAGCACGTCCTCGATCGGCGCTATCGGATCCTCGACCCTCGTCGCCGCTGTTCGAGTTCTCGCTCCGGTCGGCATCGGTCAGGCGCCGCGATCTTCATCCTCGACTTCATCCTCACGTCACCATCGCTCGGAAGTCACGACGCGCGTCGAGGATTCGGTCAGAGTGCGTGTCGTAGGGCTACGACAGCGGGGACTGGAAATCGGCTCGGCCGCCGCCGTCGACCGCCGTGATGGCGGGGACTTCATCGCCAGCCTGGTCGAACTCGGGATCCTCTGACGCCGGTCGTACATTAGGCAAGCGATGGCCAGCAGCTTCAAACTCACTCTCGACACCACCCCGCCATCGCTGGCGGCGGTGCTCAACGGTGGGGCGCCGGTCACCAGCCTGCTCAAAGTTCCACTCGCCCTGAAAATCACGGACCCCTCACGGGCGGGCTACCAGTACAAAGTCTGGGGCGATGTCAGCGGCGGCCTCACCGAGGAAGAAGCCGAATGGCAGACCTATGGTGAAGCCGAAGAACTGCTGACCGAAGCCGAACTGTCGACGGGCGACGGCGCCAAGGTCGTGTTCGTCAAAGCGCGCGACGATGTCTGGAACGAGACGACGGCCAAAGAACTCACGGTCGAACTCAACACCAGCGTCCCGACCATCACGATCACCGCCGGGCCGACGCCGACGAAGATCAGCGAGATCGCCGGGAAGCGGACCAGCGTCTTCACCTTCAAAGCAGACGAAGCGATCAGCCAGTGGAAGGTCGAAGTGGTCGGCGAAGTCGGGTCGGCCGAGGGCACGGGCACCGAAATCCCCGCGACCAACGGCTCGGTCGTCAGCGGCGCGGAAGTCGCGGGCGAAACGAACAAAGAAGGCTCGATCGACGGCCGCGACTACGACGCGGCGGTCGGCGCGGACGGCGAATACATCGTCAAGGTCTTCGGCAAGTCCAAAGCCTCCGGGCTCTGGTCGATCTAGATCCCCCGACGCGCGTCGTACATTAAGCGGCGATGGCCGCGACCCCACACGTCTTCGAGAGCGGCGACCGGATCTACCTGGTCGCCCCGGTGACCCCGATCGAGATCGACGACCAGCGCCAAGAGGAGTACGCCTCCTCCAACGCCCTGCTCGCCGACCTGAAGAAGAAGGCGCCGAACGACAACTTCCTCTGGCTCCAGGGCAACTACGTCGAGGCCGACAACGCCAACGGCAACGGCCATGAGTGGACGGCCAACGAACTCTCGATCAAATCGCTGACGCCGATGTTCTGCCCGGTCACCGTGATGCACGACCCCACCACTTCGGTCGGGGTCATCGCCGACGTGGCGCTACGCACCCCCGACGCCGACAAGGTCCCGCGCTCGCGGATCGAATCGGTGATGGCGATCTGGGCTCACCGCTACCCCGAGGTCGCGGCCGAGGCGATCCACAACTACGAGGGCGGCTCCCTCATGCAATCGATGGAGTGCCAGTCGCCCTATTACTCCTGCGGCGCCTGCGGCATGACCTTCCACAAGCTGCCGAAAGGCGCCGAGTCGGCCAACTGGTGCGCTCACCTTAATGAAAGTCCAAACGCGCGTCGTATATTAGGCGGTGTCACCTTCACCGGGACGGGCCTGATCTTCGGATCGCGCGGCGCCAAAGGGGCTTACTCCGAAGCCAACTTGGAGGTCGCCGTCAAGGAAGAGCTGGTGGCGGCACATCAAGAGCTTCACGAACGAGCCTCGAAACCGAGTAGCAGTCAAAGGAGAGTCATCCCGATGGACAAGATGGAGATCGACCGCGACGAGTACGTGGCGCTGAACGCCCGTCCGACCAGAGAGGACTTGGCCTCTGTCACCGACGAGCGGGACAAGCTTCGCGACGAGAAAGCCGAGGCAGTGAAAAACGCCGAGGCTGCCGAGATCGCCCAGAAGGCCGCCGAGAAAGAGCGCGACGACCTCAAAGCCGAAAAAGACACTGCCGACGAGACGGCCCGCGCCGCCACGCTCGGTTCCGAGCGTCTCGGCAAGCTCGGCGCCGCGTTCAAGGGCGCGCTCGGTGAGAACACCGCCAAACGCGTCGAGGAACAGGCGAAAACCCTGTCCGATGACGACTGGGAGGCGCGTCTCGCCGAGCTGGAGGAACTGACCTCGAAGAAGCGGGATGAGGGTGCGACGAGCACCACGGCCGCCGCCGAGGGGACGGTCACCACCGAGGAGACGGCTTCCGCCCATCTGGGAGGCGGCGGTGGCGGCGGTGCCGCTCCCGCGTCCGAGGCGACCCGGAGCGCCGTCATCGGCGGCCTGGTCGGCGGCGTCGGCCGGAAAAAAGAGAAAGCGTCGGCGTAAGCCCCCGGGCCACGTCAACCCTCTGAGTAAGGAAAGAGAGCACTCACCATGACTCCCACCCGTGAACCGGCAGGCAATTTTCCGCTTACCGGGGTCAAAAACCTCCCCCACGTATCCGTCGCCTTCCCGGGCGAGCACTGGTCGAACTGCGTGGCCTCGGGCTCGATCATGCCGGGCGAGGCGATCGTCGCGGCCGGGAGTGCAAACACTCGCGGCCAGGCGATGTTCCGCACCGCCAACGCGGGCGACTCGCTCGCGGCACTGAACATCGCGCTTCGGCCGATCGACGTGCCGGACCCCAACAACGGCCCGACCGCGCTCGGCCCGAACGAAATCAGGAACAAAGTCATGCTGGCGGGGGACTACGTCCACCGTTACCGCAGCGGCGGTTTCAACCTGACGCTCGTCGACCCCCGTCGTGTCTACACGCCGGGCATGACGATCGGCTGGGACGCGGACGGTCAGCGCCCGGCAGGAGTCGAAGGTGCCGGGTCGTGGGCGCCGGACGCCAATGCGGACATCGACGCGTTCTTCGAAATCCAACAGGTGACCAAAGTCGGCTCGGTCGGCGAAGTCATCCTGAAGGTCACTTCGACGCGCACCCAGATGTAAAAAGCAGCACGACCACCAAGGAGAAAACAGACTGATGGACGCGGCAATTCTCGACATCCTCCAGCAGGTCAATGCTGCCGAGGACGAGGTCAAAGCGGCCGAGCTGAAAACGCGGTCCAACCGTCAGCTCGGCCAGCATTTCCAACGGAACAACCCCGACCTGGAAGAGTTCGCTTTCGACCTCCTCAATCAGGTCTGGGCCGACGCGATGGTCAACGACATCACGGGTGACGTGATCGAGATCAAGACGGTAGGCCTGGGCGAAACGGACTACATCGAAGAGGATCTTCGTGGCCTGACTGCCTACTGGCAGGGCAAAGGCGGCCAGATCCTGTCGGACATCCTGCGGTACGAACGTACCCAGATGCCCCGCGAGGAGATGGTCAGCGCCCTGGACTTCCACCAGGACGAGCTGGTCACCAACTTCTGGGGCACGTTCGACTCGCTGGTCGGCCAGTCCCGCCAGAAGCTCTCGCAGCTTCCCACGGAACGGCTGATCGAACTGGTCCAGGCGATCATCATCTCGGGGACGACCTTCGGTCAGTTCTCGGCGACGACGTTCTCCGACGACGAGTTCGATCCGATCCTCGAAGAAGTGGCGCTGCACTCCAAAGGCAACGTCACCATCCTCGGGACTCGGCCCGCGCTTCGCCACATGGCGGGCATCGGGCTCGAATACGGCCCGAACGTCCAGGAGCGCGTGTTCGACACCGGTCAGGTCGGGGTCTACAAGGGGTACGGGACCATCCAGGTCACGAACTTCGAAGACTTCGCGGGCAACTGGGTGCTCCCGAACAACGAGCTGTGGCTGATCGGGCAGAACGCCGGTCGCCTCACCTACTACGGTGACGCCGCGAAGGTGCAGCAGCTTGCGCTGCCGTCCTTCATGCGCCGCTGGGAGACGGCGCGCGACGCCGGGATGCTCCTCTACGGCGCCCAGAAGGGCCGCATCGGCCGCATCCGGTTC